CATTTCGGAGACCATATCCTCAAAAGCATCATTGGTAGATTCGCCACCACTAATCATACCTAATGACTTACTAGGATATCCTAGTTTGCTACTAGGTGCGTGCATCCATAAAGCCCAATCATCAAGTATCTGTTTTAATCTATCTGCGTGCATCTATTCCTCGCTTGAATGAATATAAATACTTTTGATCCTATCGCTAAAGTCTGGCATAGGGTGAAATATCTCTTGTAGCATTGGCACTTTGACTTTAGAGAATATAAGAAATCTGTTTTGTTTATTGACATGAACTAAACCTAGTGCGTGCATATTATACAACACGCCCATGAGTCTTCTAGAGTCTGTCTTTAGTGCTTCTGCTATTTGTGGAATAGTTAATTCATCATTCTCAATTACATCTAGGATATGGATACGGAACTTTTCTAGATTAACTGATTTACCATGCACTTCATATTGTCTTTGATGTGGACTCATGATACGTCAATCACTTTCAATTCCCAACGATTGCTTTTATTCTTACTCCATCCCCAAACTTCTATTTGCCAATTACATTTTCTTATTTTGCCAATGTGTTCTGAATCACCAATCTTTTTAACTCTAGCGTTCATGTTTGATTTACTCGTGGTTTGTATTGCTAACACTTGACCATCTTTAATTGCAAGTAAATCTATAAAACCAAATAAGTCTTGACGTATTCTAGCGAATGGATTCCAATGCTCTGTGATAGCAACTAAATAACCATCTTCTTTTAACTTCTTAAGACTCAACTGCGTTGGACTCGTTGCCAAATTGTTCTCCGTTAGGCTTTTCAAATCCATCTATAAATCTTTTTTCTACTTCGCCTGTTGATTTATTTAATTCGTATTCGTAATGCAATCCGTCATTTCCGTTTTGACCAATGGTATCTATGCGAGATAATTCTTTAAATAATTCATTATTTTCTTTAATTGTTTCATTTAAATGTTTAAAATTATACTTTTCTTTTTTACCAAATATTTTATCAAAGTTATCTTCAAAGACTGCTCTATCTGTGAACGGTCTTGGTGCTGAACCTTTACCCAATTTTAATTATCTCCTTTTCAAATAACCAACCAATAGTTTTACGATGAGCAGACTCCCATGCGTCAACACGTTCTTGCTTATCTAATTCTTTGTGATTGTCTATCATATCATGACATGTATAGCAAAGACTAGCGATTCTATAATCATGAGCCTTGATTCCTGTTCCTTTGCCATCACGTTGCTGATTAGAGTGAGAAGCACAAACTGTTCCGTCTTGTCTTCCACACATAGCACAAGGAAAATCTCTCACAGCTTCTAATAGTTTTTTATTGCGATAGTTCAAAGCTCCCAACTCCAACCGAGACTAGAAGCCCATCGTTCACAATTCTCTTGATACTCTGTCATTTCTTTTGTAGTAAGTTTTGTAGTGGACTTCACAAGCTCAACAGGATTACCTGCTATTTCTGTTTGATAACGTAAGAACTTATAACCTAACAACTCGTGGACTGTGCTAGGATCTTCACCAATGTAATTAGCGATTGACCCATATAGCGACCACAATCTTTCATTCTGTTCAAGTGAACGCACAGCTTTTTCTTCAGTCACATTTACTCTCCATCGTTTAGTTAGGTCAAGTGATTTAATCTTTCCCAAGAAATTCTCTAGATTGTATTTCGTTAAAACGAACCGAATCATAACTATCTCTCCATCCTTTAGATTTAAAAGTCACACCATCTTTTGATGTTGCTTTATAAATTATGTCATCACCAAATAATTCTTTGCATTTCTTTATAAAATCATTTATCGTCAAGTTCCCCATGTAGCTCTTGTTCCTTCTATTTTATAAATACTCATACACCTGTTTAAAACTTTAGCATCACGCTTATATCTATCTGATGATTGGTCATTGTCTGCACATCTTTTAGCATGAAGTTTTACACGCCATTGTTTTCTAATTTGATAATCTGATAATTTTTTCATCTTGACGGACTCTCCTTATATTTTAATCCTTTAGGGTCAAACCAAAAACTAAACTTTCCTTCAAACTGATAATTACGTTGCTTCTGAACAAACACCATAGCATCTGGAATCTTTTTTAATTCATCCTCTGTCTTTTCCTTACTTTCTACTTCACGTTCTTTGTTTCTATTCCGCCATACACATAAGATGTTATCGCATAAATTGCGAATATGAGCCGATCCACTGATGTGAGTAGCGTCTGGAACTTCTAGTTCATCCATTTTTTTTGTATGGCAAACCAAGAATACATGAATTTCTAAATCTCTGCAAGTGACAGCTAGTCTATCTACAAACAACTTTTGTTTTTCATAATTGTCTTCAGAAATATCTGACATTTTCATAAGAGAGTCAATCACAAACACATTTATACCAAGAACATGTTTACCCCAAAACAATGTGGCAATCATATCATCACTAGATGTTGAACCAAGCTGGTCGTAAATATATAATTTATCTTTTGCACGTTCACAAAACTTTGCTATGTATTCATCCGTAGGCTCTGGTGATCCTAACGTCTGTGTAATCATACGAGCTAATGTTAATACAGGTCTCATCTCTAAAGAACTTACAAGACATTTAGTTCCTTGTGACATTAAAGACAACACAACCTGTGACAACCAGAGTGATTTACCATGCCCTGACACTCCTGTCAATACAGTTAACTCACTAGGTCTTACCCTAAACGAATCTTCCGTTTTAATGAAGCCCAACGTTTTCCCACTATGTATTTCAGTATTAAAATATCGCAAGACATCGTCAGTAAATACAGACGTATCCTTAACCTTAAATTCCGCATGAGCATATTCCTCTTTTTCGTAATAGTCAGTAATAACAGACTGACTAACTGTGAGTGATTGCATAGCATCGCCTAAATTCATTTCATCTCCTAATATAAACACTCACCTACAAGTGCATACAAATCTTCTTTAATGATTTGTTTTTCTAATTTAATTACGTTGACGTTAGGATTATTATCTTTAAACCATTTGGCTTCTTTTGCAGACCATCTGTGTTTACGAACAACCTCACCATCGTCATCTAGTATTGCATAGCTAAATGGAATCATATTGCATTATCCCATACATTGCGTTTAGGTGCATTGTCATCTTCCCAACGTTCTTGATTTATATAAGTTAATGGTGCTGGGTTGAAACCATCTTTCCATTCTTTACTTTGCTTCATAGCTTTAACATGGTTAATGATTTTATCTGCAATATTATCCAAACCCTTTTTACCCCATTTATCCATACATGGTTTTTTACCTACTTTTCTATTGACTGGAAACTCTTTCCAAAAATCTTCAAATCGCACAATAGATATTATTTTATCTTCTCTTATCTTATCTGGGGTAGCCGATGGATAGACAATGTCTAGACTTTGGCTAGACAAAGGACAAAGCCAATCTTTTAAACTTTCTAAAGTATTGATTATGAAGTCTTTATCTTTACGAAGTCTAAATGCTATAATATCAATACTAGGTAACTTACCCTCATCTTGACTAGCTAAACACCATAGTTCAAAAAGTGTTGATTTTTGATCTGAAGTTAATGTAAACCAATCTAAATTATTTAAAATATCTCTACCATAAATTTTAAACCAAGTCATTTCTTTACGATATTTTGGATTAGAAACATTATATAAATTAAACTTTTCCCAATTTTTAATCTTATACATCTTCACCACCCAATCCATTTCTAATAGCTTCGTACATTGCTTCAACTTCTATTTCGTTTAATTCAATACCATTATCATTTAATTGATCTGCTAATTCCAAAATAGTATGAATTTTAATTAGTGCATATTTAGCATTTAATAATAATTTTCTTGCGTTCATACTATTCTCCTTGTGGTATAGTCTCTGATTGTCTACGTTTAACTAAAATCTCTTGAATTTGTTCTGCACGTTTCTTTGGAATATCTTTAGTAGGTTCTTTAGCCCAATACTGAATAGCTTGAATAGAAATATCTAAAGCATATGCCATCTTACGTCTTGAATTATTAAAGTGTGATACAGCCTCTGTAAAGTTCATTTAAATCTCCTTATTGAAATGAAATGCGACTATAACATACTTGTCAAATATTGTCAAATAGAAAAAGTCGGATAAATACCCCCTATTAAAATAGTTGTTGACAATTATAGGAAGTAGGAGTATAGTGGCTTTTCTAGTTTAGGAGTAGATATGGACATAGATAGATTTATGCGTATTATCACTAATGAACGATTGCAAAAAAAGTTTACACAAAAGTTCTATTATATGGTAAAGTGGTTTGTAATAATATTTTGGAGTTATTTTTTATGGCGGATAATTTAAGAAGAGTATCAGAAATATTGCACGACATGGTAGAAGACTTTAAAAAGTCTAATGACGAATGGGAGAAAAAATATGGATCAACAAATGTATCACGATCAAGTAATGATGGAGAAACAAATGATGGAAGTAAACAAATACATAACGGAGGGAAGCAAGATGGGAGTTTATAAAAAGTTAATGCAAGCAAGATTAGAGTTACAAGAAACAAACTTAACTAAATCTGGACACAATAAATTTGCTGGATATAAATACTTTGAACTAGGTGACTTTTTGCCTGCCATTCAAAAGATATTTGCAAAATTAAACATCTGTGGTATTGTGTCTTTTGGTCAAGAGTTAGCAACATTAACTATTACAGATTTAGAAGATGGATCTCAAACACAAATAACAAGCCCTATGTCTACAGCAGCACTTAAGGGTTGCCATGAGGTGCAAAATCTAGGTGCTGTGCAAACATATATCCGTAGATACTTATGGGTAGCTGCTCTTGAGATTGTTGAGCATGACGTAGTAGATGCTAGTGCTGGTGCTGCAACATTTAAAATGAAAGATACTAAAGCGGAGGACTTTATCTAATGGAACAACGTTCAGAAGAGTGGTTTCAGGCACGACTAGGCAAAGTTACAGCTAGTCGTGTAGCTGATGTATTAGCAAAGATTAAGAGTGGTGAGTCTGCATCTAGACGTAACTACAAGATTCAACTAGTAAGTGAAAGACTTACAGGTGAAAAGCAAGAAACATATATTAACCAAGCGATGCAAGATGGAATTGACAGGGAATTCTATGCTA